TCTAGTGGGTCTTCTTCTCTAAGATACTCTATTAGAAACTTCTCATAGTGTGTATCTTTTGCCCAGTGATCAATTCCAACACCGTTTTTCATCAACCAATCTGCATAGCGCATAATGTTGATTGCATTGATATCTGCACAGTATCTACCAAATTTTACAAAAGTAAGATAGTATGCGCTTTTAATAAAGTCTAGGTAAGTTTTTTGTTTTTTGGTTGGGGTATTTTTAACATAGAATTGAAGCCAGCATTGAAAACCTATTCTGTTGCCGGGTAAGTCTTTTTGTTGCCAGCGTCTTTTATTCTCGCAGACGTGTTTATATAGAGTGGCTTCACGCACAAATTCACGATTGCAAAACTCGCACTGATGCTTTTCAGTTGCCAAGTTCTTTTTCGTATTCGTGGATGTTGTCATCTGTAATTAATTCACTCAATAATTCTATGTCTTCAAACTTCATGTTTGGGAACTTTTCAGCCAAATACATCTTTCGTTTGTGTGTTTCTACAAACACTTCACTTATTGCAGTCAAGTCACTATCACTAGCACTTTTGTATACCTTTTTAAAATACTCTTTGATGTCTTTTGTTTTTGCAGGCTCACGCAGTTTACTTACTCTATCTTTGATATGAGGTGTCCACTGATGAAATTGCTTCCCTAATCCCGGACTGGCCGCACACAACATAAGCCATTGCAGTTTGGGATTTTTCATCACACGCTCATTGAACAAGTATTTGTTTGCGTGTTCGTTTGTGCTAATTACATAATACCTAGACAAATCACCATTGCTTTTGATAGCACTCATCCAATGAATAAGCATGAACGGAACAAACTTCTTTTGTTGTTCAGGTGTTAAACGATCATAGTATCCATAATCTTTTTTGTCTAATGCATCCAATGCTTCAAAAAGATTGAAATCTTGCTTTTCAAACTTTTCATCTTTTGCTACTGCTTTTTTCTTTTTAGGCATTAGAACACCTGAGCATAATCTACAATTTCACAATTTCTACTGATGTCTTTAACAAAATAAACACACCTCGGCTTCGGACCGTTGTCAATAGGAACACACAAAAACTGTCCGTTACGCAATTTAGGTGCATACCATGTTACGTCTTGATAAACGTCTAAAATTTCAATAGGCAAAAAGTTTGGAGAAAATGAACTCATTGGATTAAACTCAAATACATTAAAACCTCTGTCATTTAAACTTGAAAGAGGTAGTGTTTCTAAGTCTCCAAATTCTTCTTCACCAATAAGCACTTGCCAATCGATAGGCATCTTTATTGTTCTGTCTCCTATTCTTAATACTAAAGCAGGAGAATTAAACGACTCTAAAAAGATAAGTGGAATATAATGGTAGTCTACATTGTTTGGATTAGAGTTATCTAAAATTGCAAACTGCATATCTTCTACTTCTTCTGGGAGTGTTTCTAAGTTGAAATATTTGTTTTCTAGTGTTAGTATCCGCATCTTATAATTATAGCATTCCTTGTTTGTATATGTCAATCATTTAGTAGTCCAATTTTTCCAAAGTGAAAGGATAATTAGCTTCTCGATAATAGGCTTTACGCTGTGTCAAATGTCGCTTGGCAAACTTACAAGTAGAAGTAATATCCCAAATTTCTACATGGTCTTTATCTTTTGCTTTTCTGATTCCTCTACCAATCGACTGAATTACACGAACAAAACTTTTGCCAGGCTCGATCAAAACCAAGTTAAAAATTCTAGGTATGTTGATACCTACAGCCGCTACACCATAAGTAGCAATAATTACTTTGTTTGTAGAGGTCTTTACATCATCGTATTCATCTTTACGCTCGGTTAATTTCATTGACCCTGAAATAAAAGGTACTTCTTCGGCATTACCCAGCAATTTAAATATGTCGGTTAGTCGTTTTTGCAATTCTTTACCCGCATTAATCCTATCAACCAAGATAAGTGTATTGCCTGACTTAGACAGTTCAGCAATTAATTTAGCCATAGTGTCTAATCTTTTGCTATCTTCGGTTAAGAACTTTAGTTCACTTTGGTAGTTTGAAAATTCTTTATCATCTTTTAATTGTACAATGTTTACATGGCATTTAGCTAGTACACCACGATCTTGTAACTCGCTTGCAGCCAATTTACCAATAACTGGACCTAAAGACACCACAATGGACACTTTGTCGAACTCTGCTTTTGGCACGGTTCCGGTCAATCCCCACCTGATAGGTACTTCACTAAACACGCTAGTTAACAATGTCTTGAGGACATCAGCCTTTGCCATGTGTACTTCGTCCACTATAACACAAGCAACGCCTTCAATAAACTCGCCAATTGGTACTTCGGCTTCATGTGCTCGTGTGTTCTTAAGCATATTGTTTAGTGATTGCCAGGTACATATGGTGTGTGTTTTGTTATACTCTTTGCGCTCACCAAAGTATACACCAACGTCTAATCCTAGATTGATATAATCCGCTTCTGTCTGCACTACTAATGACTTGTTTGGTACGATTACAATTGATCTACCATACTTTTCTACTCGCTTAGACAACGCGGCAGTCATTAAAGTTTTGCCCGCACCAGTTGCTACTTCTTGTAATGACTGTGGATTAGCCAAAAAGTTGTTAATGATTTCTACTTGATAATCTCTAAGAACGATTGGTTCGCCTGCCATTTCATGACCTTCGGGCCAGACGGTATCTGAAAAACTGCTTTCAGTAATCTTATCAAATTCTAGTGGCTCATGGTTGCGTAAATCTTCTAATTCAATGTCATATCCCATTCTGTCAATGTCAGGGATAATTTCTTCTAACAAGTGAACAAACGTACTACCACCGAGACTGAAATAACTTACCTTACCATTCCATCTACCTAACCTTACACTAGGTAAATAACGAGCACCCGGTTTTTCATACTCGAATTTCTTCATCAACGCTCTGCGAGCATCTACTTCTAGTCCCTCGATTTTTACGTTGACTTCATCTTTGATAATTATTTTTGCTTGTTTCATTTTATTATGGGTGGCCTCGAGTCTTTGACCTTGATGATCTTTTTAAAGTTGAATTCTGGATTTTGAAATAACATTTGCTTTTTTGTTCCATGTAATGAATATGCCATAAAAACACGAGTGTTATCTTTTGTTCTAGTATTTTTATTTAATTGTATACCATATTTCTCGGCTACTTGGATAAAGTCTTTATGCACAAGATCATATACAACGGGCACTTTAATACTTTGATCATCAGTTGTTGAGATGTCAGTTACTTTCATTTCTTTTAACCAACCGCATACCAAATCAAGTTCGTTTATGTCTATTTCTGTATAAAATTCTGACGCAAACTTGATTGCTGTGTTATCGTTATACAATGATGGGTGTACTTTAACTCCATATTGCGATAACTCAAATGCGGTATCTAAATCTAAGGTGTCTAAATTGATGTGTTCTATTGCATCTTGTACATACTGATTTGTACTAGCAACAACATATCTATCACCGCACTTGATTAATGTTGGGTCCCAAATGTACTTATCATGCTTTTCAATCTCGTTAATAATATTAAACAAGTCAGGTGCATAAGTTACCGATTTAAAGAACTTGGGAAGCACTTCATGTAATTCTTTTAAAGCAACAATAGAGAACAAACCTCTATACAACTTTTCCTCATTAATCCATTCAAACCTTTTAACCGAATCGTTTGGTTTGTGTTGGTTCATTTCTTTGATAAAGTTTTTGTTAAAGGGAACTCGTAGATTTAAGTATCCGTCAATTCTATCTACTCTAGCACTAGTAAATTCAGCACTACTTTCTACGACCTTAGATCGCCAAGGCAATGCCAACAATTCATCTACTATCAGACTATTCTTTTCTAATTGCTTTTTGTATTTTTTTATAAGTTTGTCAAAAAGGTTAGCTTGATTCGAAGTGACCTCTTTTTTACTGTGGGCTAAATGGGACAAGTTTACCATAAACCTCAAGTCATATTGACTGAGGTTGACTTTTCTTTGAAGGAAGAAGTATAGTAATTGTTCTTTGTTTAGCATCTCTACAAGTATATCATTATTTAATCAGGCTATCAATGCAAAAGGTAAAAAAGGAGCGCATTTCTGCGCTCCCCGGCTCCGCTGACACAGACGCCTTATGCTCGTTTCATACAAGTGTTCTCAGCGAGAACTTTCCAATTGTTGCTGATCTTGACCAAGTCAGCAATCTTAAGAGCCATACGAAGTGACAATTCATGCAACCTAGTTTTGTGTTCCCACATAAAGTCCAAAATTGAATCTTCAACTTCGGTTGTGAAATTGTAGTGACCAAACAAACCATGAGTGCTGTCACGGTGAACTTGTTTGATACGCAACATTTTGTCACGCTCAGTGTCCACAGTCAAATCCAAAAAGTGACAACGAGACTGCAGGGCTTCCAAGTGATCCTGCAACTTTTTAGATTTCACATTCTCGAACTTGAGGTTAGTGATAAAGATCGCTGAACCCTTGAACTCAAATGCGTCAGGAATACCTTCACGGCGAAGAAGGCTACTGTCTGAGTTCCAGCAAATTTTACGCTTCTTGCCTGAATCCAAGGCTGCCTTCAAGATGTTAAGGCTAAGATCATCAGCGAACACGGAGTCGCAATCATCAAAAACCAAAACGTTTTTAGAGTCGCTGAATCGATACAGTTGGGCATACAAACCTAATGCGGTCATCGCACCTTTGACAATCTCATAGCGAACACGAGTGCCTGAGATTTTGTCAAAAAGTGATGCCTTTTCTAACTGTTGCTCGACACCATATGATTTACCTACACCTGGAGGACCTGAAACGATCATAGCACGAATATCACCATTGATACAAGCGCCAGACATTTCATCAAGGATGTTGAAGCGGGTAGCAATACGCTCAATCGCTTCTTCCTCTGTTTCAGTAACAACAGGCTGTGATGCGACAGCTTGATCAGCCATGACTGGAGCACCTGTGAACTCGATGTCCTCAATGCTGTCAACCTTGACTTTAACTGCGTCAATGTTAATGTGTGGGAAGTGACCCTCGTTTTTGACGGTCACATAGTTACCTTTTTTGTTGGTTTGAAAACCTTTAACCAAAGTGAAATCGGTGTTGATAACATCTTGGTTGCGATAAGAGCCTCGTTTGATTCTGATAGTAGTCATAAGTGTTTCCTCTCTGTGTCAGTATGTATATTATCTCGTATCTGAGGGTAAATGTCAACCTCAGAACACCAACAAAATCAATCACTTACAACTTTTTTTAAAAACCTAATAAAATCAATGACTTACAAACCTAATAAAATCAATGACTTACGAATCTTCTAGCAAATTTTGGATTTCCTGACGATATTCCGTCAATACTTCT